TTAATTTTTATTAGCTAGATCAAGGAAATTTTTAGGTGGTTTAAAAAGCAATATTTTGACTCCGCTCTTGGTAGGTGTTATAGACTTCACCAAGTGTTTCATCGCCACTTCAGGTAGAAGTGAGTATTTTTTTACGAGATAACCACCTCGAACTTTTTCGATCACACCTTCGGACTCTAACTTTTCAAAATCGACAGTAGCAACAATTTTTGCATGAGAAACTAACCCCTGCATCATTTCATCGATAGAATGCGTCTTCTTTTCATCTTCCATAATCCATCCAATATTCATTTGGTGAAAATATCAGTTACCACCAATCAATACTATCAGTACCCTCCATACGTCATCAAGAGGTATTGGCGGGAGTACTACACCACATACCAACAGTATTGGAAGAATCACGTAATTCCATGCAACGATGAAAGTCAATACATAACCAAGTGCCTGCCGCCACGTGAAGCCCTTACGAGTTTCCTCAAGAGTGATCTGATTCTGTTCGTGGCTATTCTGAGCTTCTAACTCATTTTTACTCTGTTCTTTTTTTTGAAATAATCCAACTCCAGATTTAATTAGTTCAATTATCATCCCTATCATTTAATAATCCTACTGTATAAACCCAGAAATATAATCCTTTCTGGTACTGTTTGTGTTTGTCGATTATGACAATATATTTCTGTTCATCAAATAGAGTCCACTCATGAACACTACCCATTTTCCATTGAGGATCATTCTGTACTAGGAACCCAATATTCATATATTCCTTGCACTCAATCCTTTCATCCATCTCGGCCATATATGCCTTTAACTTCTTCTTGAGTGGTTTAATCAATAAAGTACTATGCATCGTATGTGAATTTACATCCGGTACATCATTTTCATCGATCCTAATACTCATTGTGTCTTGATCATAATGCATATTACATCCTTGAAATTCTAAAATGTCCCTGAACACCTGATAGTACTAAACGTACACCCTGCTCTGCTTCCTTATAGAAGTCATATACAAGTTTACGTTTCTTTGTTTCACGTAGTCCAATTACACGTTTTGTCTTTGTTTTCGTATCTTTCTTGCTAGTGTCAATTAATCTTCTCTTACCGCCAGTATCAACTACTTTATACTTACCAGAACTAAGACCAGATTTAAGACCTGATATATTACCTTGCTGTGTCATACGTGCAGTACTGGTAGGAATGAACTTCTTGAGATTCGACGGCTTTACAATAATATCGTACAGATATTGAGCCTGAATGTTCTTCACTAAGATTTGATTCACTGCTTGGCCGCTACTGTCACGATAGAAACGAAACAGTATTGCATTCTTCGTGAATGGTACTGGCCCACGATCAATTGCATTATTCATATCAATTTGCATCTTCTGTGAAAGCTGTCTAAGTCTATTTGACACTTCATTGTTAAAGTTATTGGCGTAATCAATACCCTGTTGTTGAATATTTGCAATTGTTTGCTGTACACCAGTTATAGTACTTACATTATTTGCCATTACGTAAAAGCCTCCATCAGCATACGAATAATTCTTCGTTGTTCCCCATTGTCTTTTTTAAGTCGAGTTTTAGTCATCAATGCTTTATTGCGACAAAGATGATCAGTACCGCAATATGCAATCAATGCAGCTTCTACTAACTCTGCCTCCTGACGTGTTTTAAAACACCATAGAATTTGTTTAGTATGATGTTCACCAGTGGCAATACGTTCTTGTACTTCTTTAGAACTGGAATTGTACTTTTCCCAGTTGCTTTCAATACTGGTTGATTTAATCTTTGAAGCATCTTTGACTTTCTGATAAACGCCTTTAACGCCTATATAGTACTCGCCACATTCTGGAAATTGAATCAGATACACGAAAGCAGCATAGTCCAGTACGTCATATAGATCCCAATCATCCTGATAAAACATTGTCCATGCCATAGATCACCCGCGTACTACATAGGCGATCATTGAATCAACACGTGCAGGGGTTTGGCGATACCAATTTGAATCTTTTACTTCGATGATTGCACGTGCATAGTTACCATTGTTCAATGCAGTCAAGAACTTTTTAAACCCGCGTGTCTTTGTTAGACCAAGTTGAAACACCATCATTACTAAGAAGTCATTCCAACGACTATCAGCCGGTAGTGTTACGCCAAGTTGACCAGCTCCAGTACGTGCAATTACAATATCTTTATCAAGCAATACCTCGGCCTGTGCTTCTGTAAGTCCAGTACTAAAATCTTCACCTTTAAGTACTAAGTGACCAAAACCGATTGTCCAATAACCAAGACTGTCTTTATACTGCCAGTACTTCCCATTCTTGAAGTAACCTACTTTTGTTTGATACTCTTTAGTACCTTCATATTGTTTTAATTGTTGTTTTAAATCCATTTGAATTCCTCCGTTGTCAATCTATTTATGGGAGGAAATAATAAAGGGGCTGTTATGCCCCTTTATTGTTTTGCTCTTGTAGCAACTGCTTAATTACGCCAATATCAATACGTGCTTGATTCAACTCAGACCTAATCATTTTGATTTCTTCAATATCATCGTTGAGTACTTCAATTTTTAGTTCTGCTTTCGAAACACGATTTTCCAATTGATCAATTCGATCATTTAAATTCTTACTACGCTTATATAGTACTTTAAATACCCAACCTCCAATTGGAATGATAAAAACGGTTAATAACCATTCCCATTCCATTTGTTATTCCTTTTTGTTGTCCTAATATATTTAGTAGCCTGTAAATACTGCTAAAGGTATTCTTAGTAGTTGTTGGTTAGTAGCTTGTGGATAACCATCTTGATACTGTGCAGCATAAGTAACTTGAATGTTGCCATTGGTATATCTAAGCAAGAAACCAGAAAAGCCCATTGCTTCTGATTCAGATACGTTACCCGGCAAGCCTGACAGTAAAAACCACGGACTCCACCCTAAATTCTTTGAAATCACTTGTCCCTGTAGATTGTAACCTTGTGGTATCACCAGATGATCAAATACTCGCGGCATAGTACCAGCACCTGCAGCCGACCAAATCAAAGTACCTTGACCATTAAACACATCTAGATAACCTGACTGAACAGTACCATTTACCGAAGTACGCATGAATTGTACTGAATTAGGTTCAAACAATTCAGCACCGGGGAAACAATATGAATCACGTGTAAAACGGCACCATACTAAACCCGGTTGAAATAAGAAATCACCTTGAACCATAAAACCAAGTGAACGACCATCACCAAAAGCAGTTGGTATCAAATAGCCAGTAACCTCAACGTTACCTTGAGGGATAAGGGAACTAATCACAGTCCCTTTTTGTTCTGAGTCTACTACTATATTTCCATATGTATTGTATGCTTGAAAACCACTCATGCGTATGTATACACCTCAAATGTTAGAGCATACGAATATGCCTGATTACTAATTAAGTTTCGCAAAGTGAATCCACCATTGCCCGGAATTATACTGAAGTACCGTGAAGCACGTTCATTTAGATACGTTGCAATCCATCCAGTATCCCTAAACGCTGAATAGGGAACCCACCATTGCCTAACGCCTGTCGTAACAGTAAATTGAAAACTACCAACATACCTCATTGAGTAGTCTCCAATATCAACTAACATTCGACCACTTCCATCCCATGCTTGTAAACCTTGTTCCATTACCATAACCCCATTCTTACGCGAAGTACGTTGTTACTGTCGTATACTTCGATTCTGTTATTATTAATTACCATTCGACCACCAGAATTACCATTGATATAGAATGTTCCATCTTTATTTATCTGCCATCCAGTACTATTAGGTACGTAGTTGTTACTTTGAATAGTATTACCTATTTTGGCATTGGTAATCTGACCATCAATAATTTTGGCTGCATCAATACTAGCATTGGCAATCTTGGCATTATTAATAGCGGCATCTCTAATTTGTGCTGTACCAATTGCACCATTCTGTATCATCGCGTTCTGAATGTAGGTTGTTCCATTCTGTACCACGAAAGGATAGACCTTTGTAGAACTACCAGCCGTAGCAGAACTGATAATACTGAATCTATCGGCAATAACTGTAAACACCGATTCAGTACCGTTATTACCTAGGGCAATACCACTAACATAACCATTGTTTGTAACTCTTAATTGCCAGCCTTTGAATTCAGTATTGTCAATGATTTCTTGTTTAATCTCGTTCATCTCAGATGATCCAAGTACCCAATCAATCACGTCATCATTGAGCTTAGAGTATGGTACTTTTGTATTCTGCAAGTACGGGATCATGGCAGTCCATCGGATACCATCTAAACCGAACACATCATACATTCCAGCACGTATATAGTACTGACCATCTTCAACTACCGCCCAATAAATGAATTCTGCTGAAGTAGTAAACGTCTGTACACCACTACTGAAATCTTCCGATGCACTGACTTGGAACATAATCCCTGCATAATCGATTGGCTTATTAGTGTTATCCCATTCAAAAACCAATGCACCAATACCAGATTTAACAGTTAATCCCTGCAACTGTGGTGCTTGTGGGTTATTGACAGTTATCTTAACTTCATCCGAATATGTACCAAGATTGAAACCACGTGCAATTACACCAATGGTAACATTACGTCCAGTATAATCAGCCTGATTCATTGCAAAGGTATAACTGAAATTGTTCTGAGTAGTGAAGTACGAATTACGCTTGTTTCCTGCTTGGTCATATATCACTATTTCGTACTTTTGTAAGTACTCAGACATTGGACGACCATTAACTTGTAATGACGATTGATCATTCCATGCAATATTGAAATCACTAGATTCAGTACTGGTACTCGTTGCCATTGCATTTGTTAGAACAAGTCCAGTAACTGTCGGTAGTGTAAAGTTGAAATCAGGTACAAGACCATCCTTCGTTACTTTCACAGAAATAAAACCAAGGTTGTTATAAGCTGCTACGGCAAAGTCATACTTTTGATCGGCCACAAGTCCATATAGTTCATAATCAGTCTTATATCTGTTAGTACTACCAACATATGACCAATCTGTATTACCTGTTTTACGATAGTAAATGTAATAACCTACTAGATTTGGATCTAATGATTCGTCCCAGTCCATGATAACTACTTGACCAGCTACTACACCACCTTTCCGAGTCACTTCAAGATTACGAGGTGGCTGTACTGTGATAACACTGTTAATGTCACCACCCGGCGACCATACCCCCGGATCAACACCATCATACATTGCAGGATTATATTCAACGCAAGTAAGTTGGCAGTATCCAATCTCATCGTTAGTACTTGCTAAATCCTTTGCCAGTACTCGATATTGACCATTGATTTTAAACTCATCCAATTTAACATTGATGATATCCCACGTTTTTAGATCCCATCCTTCAGAAGTAGTAAAAACAATTGTATTTCGAGAGTACTTTGATTTTAGTAATTCGATATTAACAAGTTTCGATAACTGGTCTTTGTCGTATACCCACGTATAATCACGTGCAAGGGCTACTACGCGACCGTCAGAACGAATCACATCATCCTGTGAAATATTACTTGGAATGCGTAGAACGTCGTTTGTGTAGCGAGAATAGGCATTTTTATATGAGGCATCGATTGTGTTATAGTAATCAGTACTGCCACTGGTTGTTACCGAAACAGTACCGAATACAGTACTTTCATCAAACGAAGCCACCGGTAAACCTTTAACGTCAAGCGTCAAATATATCTTACCTGCGTGGATGTAAGTAATACCTCCAAACGTCTGTAGCATCTTTTCGCAGTTAGATTTGAAGGATTCATTATATGAGATTGAACCATTTGACCAATACTGATTAGTTTGACAGTACTGTGCAGCACTTCTGAATGATGGTAAATCAATCAGACTTGGCTCTAATCCCATTCCATAAGTAGTATTAGTGAGATAGTCATATAATTGACTCGGTGCATTACTACATGCCCGTTGTTGAAGATCAACTAAATCAGTAATAACTAGTCCTTTCATCTCTACTTGAAGAGTATAGTTATCATTAGTCAAAACACTATTCTCTAGACTAGACTGGTCTTTCTTGATAACAGTACTGATACTAACAATACCTTTACCAAGAAACTTATCAGTCCATTTCGGCCCTGCATATTGCTGTGCCAATTGTTTAGTACTGGTATAATTGCCACCAAACGTACTTCCATTTGTAAGTTATTTTTGTACTTATCAATGAATTTATTCGGATCAACGATACCATCTTCAGTAATAGGCGAACCATCAATTAGAATAGGCTGGTTATCAATGTAAATCTGATTGATATATTTCTGTACGCCACCATATGCAATTGCATGTTCAGTGAATAGATATTGAGAATCATTATCTTTAACATTGAACCAAGGCACAATAGAACCAAGAAAAACAAATGAACCATTACTAGTATCTTTATGTGGGAATTGCCCACCATATACAATCGGTAAACCGGTTTGCGGGCTGGTTGTCCTATTGGGAGTACTGGCACTATCACCATAACCTTTCATGTTTCCAGGCAAGGTAGTCATCATACTTGTTGCCACTAACGATGCAGCACCAGCCGCAGCACCCCATGCAGCACTCGCCCAAGCACCAGCCGCACCAGCCGTATATATTGTTGCGGCAACAGTTACTGCCATCATAACGGCGGAAAGAATACCGCCTCCTGAAATCTTACCCATTATTGCTCCTTACTCGATAAAACTTTCCATCCGTTGGAAAGTCCAATGTAAATTGTGTGTGTAGTTCATCGACTACTAAAATTCGATTGCTGACATAAACACTCATTACAGTACTGTCATCTTCATCAACCCAAATATCACCCGGAATGGGGAATTCAACTTCCTCAATGTACTTTTCAATCAACTCAAAAGTACTTTCTACTCCTAGTTTCTTTAGAATGTTTCGCCCTCTGCGTAATGTGTCGTATTTGCACATCGTCACGTATTCAGTACTGCACATTAGATCAATAACTTTCAGTACTAGAATATTGCAGTCATTCTTTCCAAGCTGATATGGTTGCTGTAATGCGTCTTGGCATATGTCTACTATTTTATTAATCATTTATATCTCCAAGATTGGTTAGCATTAACTTGTCCAAGTAATGAAAAGTACTCATCGCCGGGATAGTAAGATTGATAAACTGAGTTAGCCGCAATAGTGCGTGGTTGTAAATCTAACTTCTTATAGACCGAATTCAGATTTACTGTCATTTCGTTCTTTGGATTGTTTGGATCTGCTTCGGCCTTGAAGAAGTCGATAAAACCCGAAAACATTAATGTGGTGTTCAGTACTGTATTGTCTGCTGGGTTAAGCATTACGAGATAGATATTAACTTTTGCTTCACGCAGTGCTCCACCTAATGCGAGTATCCTAGTACTGTCATTAACATTGCTTATTTTAAAACTAATGCTATTGTTGTTAATTTCTTTTGTCTCAGTGAAACTTGGAAGCGAATCACTGATTAGATCTGGAAAGCTTGAATATAGTGTGCCATTGATATTGAGATCTACAAAACCATCAGTCCAAAAGATTGGAGGGATACCATTCTTTGGAAATACATCAATTGCTTTACAATGTACACCCAGTGACATCAACTCAGTAATAGTAAGCTTTGTCTTATTACCACCTCGCGTAAGATTCCAGTACTTTAATAGTTCTGGATTAGTTAATAATTCATTCATTATAAGTACTCCGTCGCCTTGAGGTTAACACTCATGATATTATTTACCGGTACTTTATATTCATTATCAATGTCTAGGGTAAAAGTACCTTGGAGATTATTATAAAGAATAGTTTCAGCCGCCTGTACGTTTTCACGTAGATTTGGGAACAGTTGCAATACATTACCAGTACGGCCAATGATGCGATAAATCTTTGAGTGGTTTGTAAACTGAATCAATGAACCTATTTCAAGAGTATTGGCAGTACTGGAAACTTGATATGAACCTTTTACTGCCGGGGAAGATGCCGAAACAGCACCAGTTTGAGAGCCTCTGTAAATGCCCATGTGACCTAATGAAAACACAAAAGGTTTTCCACGAGAGTATTCGGCAACGAAGGCATTATATTCTGCCAATGATTGTTGTTTGAAAGTCAATGTAAATTCAAGTTTATAGTATTGAATACCAGTACTGCGAGTAACCTCAACTCCAGTCCAAGAGCGATTTGAATAACGCGGTTCAGTACTGGATACGGACACCCCATTGATCTTAATATTATTTGAAAATGATGCCATATGTGCTCCTTAGCTTATGTAGTATTTAGGGCAATAAAAAACCCGGACATTGCCGGGTATTTATTTATGCATTTCTTGATTGAGCAGACCTTACAGCCTGATTAACGTTATTTGCATGTCGTTTTAGATACTCATTAAACATCTTGTCGTCATTAATACCACCTTGAACAATCAAGGGTGCATTGACTGTGATTTCTCCAGTACTGGTATTACCCGAAGATTGATCCTGTTTATCAAGGAAACTAGTAAGCTTCTTGTTCGCAGGTGCCTGTACAACACGTTCACCTTGTTGTAACACAAATGACTTGTTATCAAGATGACTAGGTAACTCGTCTACGCCGCCGTGGAACTGTCCAGAACTAGCACCTTTGATAGTACTGATAATCTGCATACCCATACCGGCGACTTGTGCATATGCTGCAAGGCTGGCAGGGAAAGGTGTAGCCAATGCACTAGCAAGTGCTGCTTGAATTCTCATTATAGTTTCACTGATGATCAGCCCTTTTTGTACTGCGAATGCTGCTTTAGCTGCTGCTGATTGCTCACCAAAAGCACCGGCCATCATGCCCCCAATTGATCCGGCAGCATCACCAAGCAAGGTTAACTGTGCTCGTGTGTTCTCTGTAGCCGTATTCATTGAGTCCTGTGCATACTTGGCCTGTATTGCTGCCTTACGCTTTTCAAACTCTTCAGTACCGGCATAGAGACGGTCATTTAGTGCCATTTCTTGATTGTACTGGTCTTCTAGCTGTTGCTGCTTTGACTGGGTATTATCAACGGCAAATGGGTTATCACCATAAACTCGTTGGGCTTGTTGCTGGCCTAGATAGTTCTTCTGTTGGTCATTTAGGGTTACACCATTTAGATTTGCGTTTAAGTCCTTCAATCCTTGATTCGGATCTTGATAGCCAATCTGTTTATTGATTAGTTCAGTACGTTGTCTTGCACCCTGCTCTTTCGCCTGTGCTAAGTACTTATCAATCTCGGCTTGAGATTTACCAAGCAACTTTGCATTCTCGGCAATCTTGCGTTGCATTTCTTTCTGCTGGAAGTCAAATGCATTTAACTGACGTTGCATTTCAGTTTCGCCAATTTTACTTAGTGCAGTACTTAAATCTAACTGGGCTTTCTTTCGAGCATCTGCATTCTTCTTATCAAGTGCAGCTTGCTTAGTTGCTGCTGACTCTGCGGCTTTAGCTGCTTTTTCCTTCCCTGTTTTGTCAGTGATAATGTCATTCTGTTCTTGTAACCGTTCTTTGTAACGGCGGTTAACTTCTGCGATTGCCTTTTCTTTCTGCTCGGCAGTAGCGTATTCTTTTGCATCACTTTGTTGGATTGCCTGTATAACCGAATCACGAAGTATTTTTAAATGCGTTACTTGCTTCTGTGCTTTTTCTACTTTACCACCGAGTTGATCCACTACTGAATTGATAGCACCTGCATTAGTCGGTAAGTTCTGTTTGATATTACCTTTATTTTCTTCATAACCTTTTTGAGATTTCTTTTCCCAATCGATTTGTTTTTGAAGATCTTTACGTTGCTGTAGTAGCTTCTGATAACCTTCTTCACCATACTCACCCCAACCACCGGCATCTTTCCAATTCTTTCGAGTTTGTTCATACTGCTTAATCGTATAATCCAGTGCTTCCATTTGGGTGTTAACATTACTCATACCACCACCGGCCTTAAAGCTAGTAATACGTGCAAGTAGATTTACAACCAGTGTTAGTACTGGTACTGTTCCCGTAGCAATTTCATTCTTCCATTTCTGCCAACTTAGAGCTAGGTCATTAGTGGCTTTATCATATGCAGCGAACTTTTGAATTTGTTCACTGGTCATAGTTACAGTCTGCTTACCTAGTGCAATATTGTATTCTTGTTCGGTGTTGTAATCTTTAAGTACTTGCAATCTTGACGTTGCATCATTACCCATAGTTTCAAACATATTAACAAGCTGAGAATTAGAGAAACCTTGTGCTTTCGCTGCGAAGTAGATCTTGGCGTATACATCCTCACCCGCATCAGCCATTTGTTGTAACTGAATCAGATTCAATTTCAATGGTTGAATAACGTCCGTAAACATTGAGCCACCGGCATTAGTTAGAGCATCGCCGATCTTGTCTTTAATATCTTTCTGTTGATCAGAAATATTATCCATAGTCAAACCGGTTTGCCGGTACATGTTTGCCATTTGCTGCAAACCCTCTGCACTCATATTTGATTTTGCAGTAAGTTGCATCAATTCCATTGCTTGCTGTGTTGCATCAGCAGTACTTTTAAGTGCGAATGTAAATCCGGCCAGTACAGCAGTAGCACCAGCAAAACTAACAGCAGCGGCACCAGACATACCAGCCATTGAGCTTGTAATAGACTTTAGATTGCCCTGTGCAGCAGAACGGAGATTACCCAGGCTTGTTTGTGCCTGATTGACAGCAGTAGTCAGTCCTTGACTGTTGCCTGTAATGTTAACGACTATGTTATTATTATTGTTTGCCATTCTTTTTCCCTTTTTCCATATCCATCAACTCACGGAATGACTTTTTAATGTTCTGTGCTTTCTGTTCTTTTTCTTCTTCTTCACGTTTCTTCTGTCGTTCGGATGCAGTGAGATTGTCGAATGTACCGAATAGATCCCAGTCCTTGAGTTTGGCTTCTTTACGTCCCTTCTCTGATAGGTTTGGTGAAGTCATCATTATCAAATGACAAAGATTAGCGAACATGGCACTTTGTACTTGAAGTCCACTAGGTTCAATGCGTTGGTCATAGATCATTAGTGCTTCAAGTAGATCATCTGGCAAATCATGAAATTCATCCGGCGAGAGTCCACGCTTGTTGACCATCTTGAGAAAGTACTGTAATCGTGGATCACCGGTTCTTATTTTTTTTCGAGATCTTCAACTTGAGTAGATGCCTCTGAAGTCCAGAGTTCAATTACTTTCTGATTAAGTTCACCAACGAACATTGCATCAATTGAATTGACATCAATACGGCCTTGAATTTCACCATCAGCGAAAATAGGATCACCATTTTCATCTTTAACACAGTGAATAAGAGTCATTTTTGCATCAGTACATTTATCAAAATCAGCAGAACTTGGACGATGAATATATAGATCCATTCCGTGAAAATCGATTTTGTGAAGTTTTGGTTTTAGTAGTTTTTGTAGGTCTTGTAAGTTCATTGAAAAGATTCCATAAATGGGGGAATTGCTCCCCCGTTATTATTGTTTTTGTATTTATGGTGTTACTGGAGCAGAACCAGAAGCAACAGAACCTTGATCTACTGCTAGTTTGAAAGTCTTCTTGACTACTTCGTCTTTGTCACCAGAAACAGTAGTACTAGACACAAAGACGTTGTAGATCACGAAAAAACCAGCAGTATGTGTACTATCTTCATAATAAGTGATCCGAACTTGACAACGTGATTGATCATCAGCTGCTTTTTCCATAGCCATATGGGTTACATCATCTGGTAGCCAGTTAACTTCTAGATCAATGTCTGGAACTGACTTAGTACCTAGTAATTTACGATTGTAAGCACTGTTGAAAGTCTTTACATCGATTACAGTACTTTCAAAACCAGAAGTAGTGAAACTAGCAACTTCGGGAATTACTTTATAATCGGTTGATGCAGTAGAACCAGAAGTAGTACTGAATTCTACTTTAAGATTTGCACCTGAGAAAATATCAAAACTCATATTATATCCTTATAAGTGATTGGGGCATCCTTGCCCCGTTGTATTTATTTATTTTGTTCTAATGCAGCAATACGTTCTTCTAGTTTTACAAGTGCATCTTTCAGTACTGCATTCTCTGCTTTCAATTCTTGTACTTCATTGTCAAGTTCTGAAATAGATTTAAATGCTAATGGTAGGATTGTACTTAAATCAGGGTTTAAACTCACATCACCATATTGTTTAGTGATCAAACCGGGATCAATTTCTTCAAGTTGTTGAGCTTTCCAACCATAGTTTACGTGAGTAGCATTCTTGAAGTCTCTTGTTTGTTCGTTCCAATCGAATTGAACAAACTCAATCTGACGGACTTTATCAAGTGCTGAACCTTCACATTCGGCAAAGTTCTCTTTCAAACGAATATCAGATACACCATTTCTACTAAGCCACGTCTTTAGATAACCATCAACACCGTTTGCCCATTGATCACCCCAAATATTACCATCCTTGTGAAAACGGGCACTTCCTACTTCAATAATCGGGTCTGTACCATTTACAGTTAAGTGGGCATCATTACGGAATTCAAACCAACCTTGTTTTCCATACCCTTGTTGGTTAATAACAAAGCCTGAGTTTCCAGTACCAGTACGTGTAACCATATATTGTTGTGCAACGTTATCTGAACCTTTTTGTAATAAACGCATACCATTGATTTGTCTAACCCATTGTCCGTTACCATTTTCTTGATATGGATTTGTTCCATAAAGCTCCATCCAACCTTTATTAAAGAATTGAGCTTTAATAAAAGAATCATTTCCTTCACCGACTGAGTTACTAATATCCTGACCGACTGATAGATAACCGTACTGAACATTTAATAATCCATCAGAACTATATGTAACAGATTTACCACCTTTAGCCATCATACCCATGACACCGTCTTTGTCACACCATAACGCACCGCGTTGCGTTGTATTATCCGTATCAAAGAATCCAATATTAGCCCAATCAGTATTGTTAACTGGCCGAGTACGCATTGAGCCACGTAGAGCTAAACCGTTATTGATTGTTACGTTGGCATTAAATGTTGCTGCGTTAGCTGTATAAAGTCCTAGTCCAGTTAAATTAACTTGAGCAGTTGTAGGATCAATTACTACTGCTTGAGTTGCATCCGCATCACCCTTTGGTCTAATGTTAATCGGTTTATTCGCAGTAGAAAGTACAGCTTGACCTTGTGCATTACCACGTAAAATAACGCCATTCATATTAACTGCGGCATCAGACGTACTAACAAGATTAACACTAGCAAATGTCGGTGTACTTGTTGAACCAAGTCCTACATCATCGGCAGTCGGTTTATTACCAGTATGATACATTGTATAGTTTGTTGAACCAACGCGAACAGTTGGATTTGCTGAGCTATTAATAGAAATAGGAACGGCAGTACTACCTATGCCAACGGCATTAGACGACGTTAAAGTAAGAATACCTAGATTAGTTCCCGTTGTGTTTTTGAATGAAATAGTTCTACCATTATCAAATTCAGTATTTGCATTAATCCTTACTGTAGAGTTAAAAGTATTCAGAGATGAAAATGTATTAGTTGTATCTTCACTAACTATTTTATTCCATGCCGACCAATTATCACCACCTAGATATGAACGGGTAAAATTCCTTCCAGAGAATGATCCGCTAGCACCATATCCATACAGGATCTGAGTACATCGATAACCAACGGGAGGTGTACCACCGCTGTTCCATGTTAATACTTGTAGGAACCAAGTACCGGTAGCACCTGTCGGGGCGTTTACTGGATTGGTGACTACAGTACAGAATGAACCATCTTTTAGTGTATTCAAATCCGTATCAGACGATGCAGTTACAAAAGCCCCAAGACCATAATCACCAACTGTTACTACGTTGCCAGTACTTGTACCAGTGTTTAAAGTAGCTGCGTTACCAAGTCCTAGATTAGTACGGGACGTTGCTTTATTGCTCAAATCAGAAAGATTGTTTGCAACTGTTAGTTGAGCAGAGTTAAGTACATTAGAAAGCCCTACATCGCTCTTAGACGGCTTGAATCCTTCATGATATACGTTACGTACTGTCCATAGTCCTGACGTTGTATCATTGGCCTGACGGAACTGTAATTGAGAGTTTGAGTTAATACCGAACCACTCATTGGCTTTTGTTCCCAATGGTTCATTATTTCGCCAAATAATGCCATAGCCTTGTTCAGAACTGAGAGCTGCACTTGCTCCGTTTACAGGAGTAGTCTTTAGTCCTTGGTTGCCCGGTACTGTCACGGTTCCAGTACTGGAGATAGTACCGGTAATGGTTAAGTTTCCAAAGTTAGCAGGCTGGCCCAGGCGGGCATAACGTGTATCTTGTTCAGTACTTGTATAGATGCGAGTCCATGCCGTGTTCTGATTACGTGCATACAGCTTTAGATCGCCAGTCTCTGACATAACGATTGATGCTTCGTTCTTGTTGTTCGTGAGTCCTACACCGATGAGGTTAGTACTTGCAGGGTTGCCGGTTGCCGCTGCTGGGATCTGGATGAAACCATTACCGGCGATCTGTCCTGTTGCTGGCGTGTACTGAGGTGCATCAATACCATCGCTACCTAGGCCATAGTCAGATCGGCGTAGTAATGGTTGAATTGGTGCGAATCCTTGAGTAACTACAGTTTCAGGCGTGAACAGGTATGATCTCTGTACAACTGCGTCCTTGTCACCTGTGAGATTATGCGATTGAACGTATCCATTAAGTACTATATAGCTTTCGGCATTGGCTTCTTCATCAGTAGTGTATTTTACTTTTACTTGAGTCGGAGTTTGTTGTTCTGCCGCTTGTTCTAAAAATTTATGGCTTGGTTCATCGATAACATAACTCACAGTAATTGGGAATGCGTCAATTGACTTATCACCTGTCAGTACTGAACTATAATCACTATTATAAGTTTCCAAATTCTCTACGGAACTTGATTGTTTAATTGTTGGAAATTCGGCAATGTTTGCCACTTCCTGATAACCACCGAAACTAGGACTATTGTTCCCAGTATCGCTAGTATAAAAAATTTGTAGGTCTTTTCCTGTTGAAATGTTCATTAGCGTTCCTTCCGTTGGATTACACTTATATTTAGTTGAAAGGTTCCTGTACAAATACCAGTACTGGGATCTTGATGTGTACCAATATTGTCAAAAACAGGTTGCTTACTAATGATAAAGTTCTCATTTAAAAAACATTCTTGTACTTTTGATTGAAACATTGACATTGTTTCTGACGTCAAGATATAGAATTGTTCTGTTGGATTGGTTTTGTTATTTCCAAAAGTAATATAGAACACTACAGAATATGAACCTTCCATACGGCCTGACATATTCATCTGTACTTCATTTGCTTGTATCTCGGAACAAAACACCCTAGTATCTTCAGATTGTTTTTTTAATGGATTTGACGCCCACGGGGTGAACGTCATTAGTTTATTAATTGCTTTCTTAACTCCAAGAATCATAATCTTTTCTCCGATAGTAATAATTAACTACCCCAGATAGATCATCATCTAGGTTATAAATTATTTGTGTAGCATTGTTAATTTCAATTAGTGTCCCAACTTGAAGTACTGGATTCTTTTTGGCAGTGAAGTAATACTCATATTCGATTGATACACCATCAGAATCTTCAATGGTAATTTGGCGTACTTCCAAGATTGCCTTGAAAGACACGCCATTTATTTCAAGTGGTTCGCCAAAAGCATTTAACAGTGCTTCAGTTTGCTTGCTATTAAATGCTCTCATGCTATTAAGCCTTCTTGACTAGTACGAAAGCTTCTTTATGAGCTACTGCGAAATCAATGTAAGAGAATGAACGTAGTACTACGCCAGCAGATGCACGTTTGGTAGTTAGGTCGCGATCTAGTTCGTTTGCACCCCATTGAGCAATAATTAGTTCACTGAAATCACCAATCAAAATGCTGTCGGTAGGAACACGAGTAGATACGATTACACGAATTTCATCAGCTAGGTACTGTTCATCACGATAACCTTCGATTAGCATTTTAGCAGCGGTGTTACCAGCCATTGGGATTTGGCGTAGTGCTGCATATACTGATGGATGCATTACTGCAACACAATCACCCGCATATACGTTTGCCATCGCTAGAGCTTCTACAGCAGCTTCAATTGCAGCTAGATCAAATGCAGCTGGAGTTTGTTGTGTTGCATTAGTAGCAATGTAACCTAGGATTTCGTTTTCTAGATCAGAAGCAGCAGTTTTCACTAGTTGTTCAGATACGAAACGTTCAGCAGCGTTATTACTTAGTTGTAGGGTCTTGGTTAGAGTTACAGAACCAGTAAAGGTTTTTGGCTTTAGACTTACGCTAGTAAATGGTGCATCGTGCATTGGTGAATCTACACCTTCAGCAACGAAACCAAAATTACCGCCAGTTAGTTTACCTGCAACTGGGATTACTAGTTCGCCATTACCTTCTAGACCTGCAAAAATCTGTGGCTGTACTACTTGTGCTAGTACTGATTGTGCCCAGAGCTGATCAATATAAGAATCGACAGTTTTATGAACTGCAACACCAGCAGCGTTAGTAGTAGTGGTATCACGTTGCATATCTACAACATAACCACGTTCACCCATTACAACACCCTCAATAGGTTGTTTTTCAATTAGGGAACGAATTGCTAGAGAAAGAGAATTGTTTTCCATTGTGATTTCCTTATCATCAATATTATTTTTAAGTTGATTGGTTATATCGCGGATGCTCAATTTAGAATCGAGATAACGGGATACATCCTTATTTAGTAGTTTTCCAAGAGCGGCAATTTCCATTTGACGTTCTTTGTCTTGTTCTTCTGTATTTATTACTTCTTCGTCAGTACTAGATTCCTCTTCATCTTGTGATTCAGTTTCAGTACTTTCACTTTCTGCTTCAGTACTAGATTCACTCTGTACTTCTGATTCAGTACTAGATTCCTCTTCACTAGCACTTTCAGTACTGGTTTCAATTTGTTCCTCGGCTGGTGTTTCTTCTTCAACTTCTTGTTCAAGAGAACGGCCAATACCTGATTTCAAATCATCAGCAGGAATACTTACGAGAGAGATTTCGTATGGTTGCCATTTGGTTACTAGAAGATTGTCACCTTCGATTCGATAATCTAGGATTGAATATCCAACACTGACTTTTGTTAGAATGCCTTCTTCAACCATTGTTTGATAATCTTGTGCAGTACTGGAAAGACGAATACTTGCCCGGCATACTTTATCTGCATCAACAGAAGAAGATTCAACTACGCCGATTAGATTGTCTTTGCAGTGATTGAAAAGTACTGCGGCTCGGTTTTGAATGCGGGATAGGTCTACATTTTCTGGGGTACAAATTAGAATTTCATTTAGTACGCGATCCCCAATTTCGCGTTGTACTGGGATTTCTGATGCAAAGGCTAATTCAATTAGTTTATTACTCTGATTGATTTGGCTGGCTTCCATCTCCCTCTTCATGTTTTGGTTGTTCATCTATGTTATCCTTAACATTTAGATAATTGTCTATTTCATCTTTTTCAAAGTCCTTTAGAACGTCGCGGTAGTCCTGCCCAAGTTCAGAAATAATCTGTTGGCGTGATTTCAATCCATTCTGTAGAAGTGCAATTTGGTACTGGGCGTCTTTATTCGGATCTAGGCTTAATGAAACTACTGGTGTATAAGTTGCTTTGATTAACTTCTTAAAGTCTTTAAAATTGAGCTTTAACTCATTCTTATTTATCATTTCGACTTTCAAAAACTCTTTATAGATTGGTTTCAGTACTTGAACGATTAATGCATTTTGTTTGCCCTTCACAACTTGCTGCATCATCCGGTCAGACAATTTAGCGGCACTGAAAGAACTATTCTTGGTGTCATATAGCAAATTCATTTTGGTTACGTTTAACGCCATTGCAATTTGTCCTAGCATTTGATCCATGAATGAATCTAGACCGTCAGTACTGGAAGTTGGATTTACAGTTTGTATTTTTTTTCCCGGCTCTAACTCAAGTAATACCCCCGGATCTAAATATCCTTCATAGTTCTCGTACTGGTTTTGTACTTGGTCGATGCTTTCTAATAAGTCTGTAGTACTGTTAGTTGGTTTCTCATCACTGGTAATAAAAGCCATTGACGATGCACTTACTTTCTTCTGTACAATAGATGCATTAACAAACTGTTCTAGTTCTTTAATCAGATTTGTACAGGCGATAATATCGGGAATACCTCTTTCTTGATCTGGGTAATCTTGAATAAAGAAGTGAATAATTTCTTCTGCCGGTACTACTTCAATATCAGTCTGATAGTATGAATAGATTGTTGGATCTACTTTACATATATTGTATGCAATAGGACGTTTGAACTTGTTAAATCTAATACCATTACTGATATAGTCACCGTTACTGAACTTTTGATTGTTGATTACTGGTACTCGTAGACTGTCGATGATTTCAAGTCTTAAACCACCTTCAACTTCATGTAAGCGGATAAAACATTCACCGTCACGTGCTCTTGTACGACATACTAGATTCTGGAAAGTACTGATATCGTGTCGGCCATTAGTACTAAATGCATCTGGATCTTCAGCCCATTCATAAAACAATTGTTCGATACTCATTGATGTATCGTGATTCTTTGCTTCATCGTCAAAAAGTTGTACATTCGAACGAATACTAACACCATCTGCCCCAGAGATCTGATCGGCATCCATTAGAATGTACTTTCGAACGATTGGGTTGTTTTGTGCTAGTTCACGTGCCTTTGTTTGTAGAGCTGGTAAAGTACTATTAATAAGGCGGTTGATATTGGCACCTTGTCCATTACCAGAATAACCAAACGATAAAGTACTTGACCGTGCAACTGTAATAGTATTTAAATCACGTTCTAATTGTGATTGCTTTGGCGTATGTGGTTTAGTTTGGTATGTAGGTGCTGGTTGTTTTGCTGCTGGTGCTTCTTCTTTCTTCCTGAAAAAATTAAACATTAATGATTACCTCTGTGTAACTTGGTAATACTCTTGATTGGTTGTTTACCGTCTCCGTTTTTACCATTGAGTTTAAGTAGTTCTTTATTGGCCTGTAGTGTGTACTGTTCTTTAAGTCGATAAAGTACTTCCAACGACTCATTGACCAATGTCTTATTGTTAATCGTTGTGGTTGTAATTAGGCCGCCAGAAATACGCATTGCAATAACTTCATCAATTTCCTTGAGTGTCTTTAATAGGTCTTGATATCTGCTTGTAGTTTCTAGTGGATCGATTACGGCAAATGTCGATACTGCCTTGATTGACATATCGTCTTTTACAATCTGCGTCCACATTCCACTTTCCCACGTGTCAGTACTGATAGGAGTGGAGGTTTGTGTAATTTCAATTTTTGTCTGACTTGGTGAAACGAGAGTAGTACTTTCATTTACGTCTTGATGATATACCAGTGTTTCACCAATATAGACTTTCTCTATTTTAGTGTTCATATTTAGTTCCAAAATGTATTGCGTCTAGCTGGCCGTTTCTTTTGTACTGGCTGTTGTGGCTGTACTTGTGTTGGCGTTGCTGGGGCAATTGGTGCTTGTTCCTCACTATATTTATTACGAACACGTGCGTTATATTCCCGTAGAATATGGAATGGATCTGCACCTGTTAATGTATTTAGGTAATGCTTCATGCATATAAAAGAATATACGAGACAGTCAAGTGCTTCATTTCGTGAACCTGATACTTTCAATGACCACTGTTTGAAACCGTTCTTGTGATCCACCCTTTCAGAAGTAAGCTGATTAAAGTAATCATCCGGTAGAGTTTGACTAAATCGGATAGGTGGTTTTGTCTTGTCTACTAGGCAAGTTCTGAGCATCTTGTTCACAGTACTTTTAGCGAGGTTCACATTTAGTATCTGTAGCTCGTGGCCGCCTGTTCTTGACGATCTGAACAACGGTTTAGTACTTGAACAACCTTCACCTTTAATCGGCTTGAATAGTGGATTAATGCTATTGCAGTACGTGTAGATTGTTTGTGTCGCGTTACCGTTTGATGAGTCCAGGTATCCCATGAGTACTTTCACCGGTCGGCCTGTAACGGTCTTGAACACGCTTTTGCTGTACAGGGTGAGTTCGGTATAGGCTTTACTACCAATCTGCGTACAGTCCACGCCATAGAAGCTTCTATGATCCAGTACGTATAGGGTTTTCTCTGTGAAGCCCATAGTGGTGCATTCTAGGCGGTCTTGTTGTTGGTCTACCCCAATGACGATACCTAGACAATCATCTGGGATTGCCAGTACTGAAATCTCTTCTCGTAAGTTCTCCAGCTCGATTAGGTTATGTTCCTTGTTCTCTTCAGGCTCATAAGGCAAACCCAAAGCGTTGTTGTAGAAACTCTGAAGATCAAAGTTGTAGTGTGCGTTGCTAAAGTCCTCAACAGTACTTTCAATAGTGTTTATAGGACTGTACAAGCGGCTAACGTGATACGATGGATACTTACCTGATTTGTTAGTAGCTACCCAATACCCACCAGCAATTGCCCGTACACGTTCACCCTCAGTAATATGATGTTCACAGTTTGGACAAAGTAGCTTGGCTGTTTCTGGTAATGCTTTTCTTCGACCATTGGGCAGTACTTCCCAATCAAAACGCACGTTCTCCCATATTAATTCATGGTAGTGATTGCACTTCGGGCAAGGTACATGGAATTTTCTTTGATCCCCGGATTCATATTCTTGGCAAATCGCATCAAGTTTGTTTGTTGGCGTTGATCCCATCATGATCAGGCCATCGTCAAAACTCTTGACACGTTGCGAAGCTAAACTAATGGGGTCGCCTTCTGAATCGTCAGTACTTCCACTTATTTCATCAAGAAAGATCCGCTTGGTTGTAATTCCACGTAAAGTACTAGGTGCATTAAGGTTAATGAAGTAAGTACTAGTCCCATCAATATTTTGTTGAGTTGTAGCATTGTTAGCGGCATTCTTATCTGATTTGAGAGTTACATAATCTTTCAGTACTGACTGATCAATACTTGGTTGCCACTTACCATTTTTGAACTTCATTGTACTTGCTCCACTTTGGGAGCCATAAGCCATATTCGCAGGATCATTAACAATGAAGTACTGCATGGCTGCTAACATTACGGTTGATTTAAGTAATTGAGCACTACTCATCATTACGATGCGATGAATATTAGGTTCAACGATCGTATCTAGTACTTGACGCTGGAATTCAAATAATCTGAGTTTTTGTCCTGCTAGGCGGCCATCTGGGAATACTAGATAATCTTCTGCGAACTTACTTGGTTTTATTCTTTCGGGTGGTAGTATCTTTTTTATTGTTCGTTGGTAGATCTTCTTGAACTTCTTCATTTCCAAGTTCAAGAGTTCCAATTTCTCTGAGTGCATTATCAATTACTTCCTGTAAATTGTTTTTCAAGGTTATTGCATCCTTACTTTCAAATAACTTTAAATATTCCGAACTTGGAATACTTCTCATGATTGTTTTGAACTGGTGAAAGTACTTTGCAAGTTCGGATTCAACAATTGCAACGTTAATCAATTCACCTTTTCGTTCTGCTTCATCAAGTTCTTTTATATTTGCGGTTGATGTTAATTCTCGTAGACGTTCTTTTTGAATTTCTTCTTTAGTACTGGAATTTTCACGCAATGGCTTGATGATATTTTCAATAATCCAATTTCGTGTTTCAATGTCTGGTACATCTTCACCATGTGGCATTCCTTTTTGTTTCCATTGACGAAGTGACTTTTCATCATAGCCATATTGTTTGGCTAGTTGGGTTAAACTGATCATTTATTTTCCTTACGACTCGGATTGAGGCTTAAAAGCCGATATATTTTTAAAACAAGGCGGGGTGAAACTACGCGGTCTTTGAAAAAAGCCGAAGAATTATTAACTTACGTATTTTCTAAGACGATCAACGAAGTTCAGTACTTAATTATGGCAGTACTAGACTATGCTTCCTTGAACAGTACTGCCACTGTGTCTATCATCGATTGCAGTACTTGAATGTGTTTGCGTTCGCTGCCTGTGTAATTTAGATAGTCATATTCGATCCTGCTTCCAATCGTTGCATAGTAGCCATCGTGTATTGTTATGTATTTATATCTGGCTATGAGTTTGTGACTGCTTATTGTTAGGTAGTAGTCATTGTATTTAATGTTCAGTACTGCAATCTTGGATAATAGTACTGGCAGTCCTTCATATTCATTCCCGTTGCTGTCTATCCATGTATTATTGAAGTACAGATGTGTCTCTACACGAATATCACCGAATGTAATTAGTTGATACAATGCGTTCTGTATTAGAAATGTTTGTGTTGTTGATAGGATCATGTTGCCCTCCTTTTGGGTATTTAGGGCATAAAAAAACCCGCACTAGGCGGGCTGGGGTAATTCTAGTTGTTGTTCACGTCTCCCCTATTCCTTGGTGTTGTTATATATCGCCTACATTCATAGTTGGTTCTGCAATGTTCATTTCATTGTTAGGCACAATAGATTCAGTACTGGTATTTCTTGTATGATTACCATGTGCGATATGTTCACGGTATGAATGAATACCAGTAATACGTTCGGCATTTATATAACAGCCAGTACTGTTATTGTCCATTTGGTAATATTTATTATAGATCCTTCCGCAATCAGCAGACAACTGAGGCCGGTAATATTTAATAGATTCCATTTCATAGGCTGGATACATAACGACCACAGCCCCGCCATCGACCTGTCCAACTACTGCATTCTTTGTGTAATCGTGTGTAGTACTACAACCGGCGATCAGCATGGTGATTACCAGAGTGATTATTTTTTTCATTTTTTTTTATCTCCAGTGCTGTTATGGGGGGTATTGTACACGCCATGAGCATTTTGATCAATATTAACGATCGATACATGCACTTTCGATCGTTACAATCAATCAAAAGTGTTAAATCGTGCGTGTACGGGCTTATACGGTGATGCGTACAAAAGCCTAGTAGCGTATTGGTAGTGTGATTTAAATCGCGTGGTGAGGCTTACAGGAGGTTGGATTGATCCGAGTTGCCAGACATATACTACGAGGGTGACGCCCACTATCTAACAACCCGGATCAATAGTACAATGCTATCAAACGTTTACTTATTTAGGCAACATTGTGAAAGTTATATTGATCATAATAACGGCTATTGCGGCTGCTATTTCGCTACCAACCTTTAATGAGAAACATATTTTGGACTTTGGAAATACTTCAGATATTATCTCGGCATTCTGTAACTGTGTTGTTGCTGGGGCGGCTGTTATGGCATTTCTGTCTGCAAAGAATTGGATTTATCAGCGAATGCATGATGACGCATATAAAATTGCAAAAGAGATCATCTTTGACGATTACAATAATATTTTTGAAATAGGTAACCTAGCCATTTCCAATATAGAGAACTTTAAAACAATAGAAAAATACATACATAATGATATAAATGATTTTGTCTCTATTAATATGTGCAAAGACAATATTAAGTTATTCACAGAGGCAAAGAACACCCCTATCACAACAAACGCAAAAATAAAAAAAGCCACAAGATTGGGCTGGGAACTGAAAAGTGAAGCTTACGCCCTTCATTCTATATTTATGAAGGAGTATAGTATGATAGAAGAGATAAACCTTCGTTTTTGGTCACGGATTGAAAGAATGTTAATTATTAGCGAAGATACAAAAAATAGAGCTGTAATGACAAGTAGTCTCAGAGAATTACTAGTAAAACATGATGAGGAAAAATTAAATTTTTATAAGGCATATGATAATCTTTCTCTGTACTCTAAAGATATTACTAGTTATTTTAACATAAAGAAATGACATGCAATCAGTATATCTATGTCAGTTTTTGGAAGTACGTGAGGTAATAACATATGGAAAATAATGAAAAAACGACTGAATATACCTTCCCTATTGAGAGCAAAGAATACTTTGAACATTTACTAGGTAAGAATCTCTCGGATGGAGAGAAACTCACTGAGCAAGACTACAACAAAATAGAAGAGGCTTACAATAAATCCCATGATATTCGTAAATTTGAAATTGAATTGTACTGGAAACGGTCAACATATTTTTGGACTCTCATATCAGTACTAATTGCACTTTGTGGTGTGGTCTCTGCTGCGTTTTTAAAGGACGGGAAATTCGGTACTGAACTTAGATCCTTTTTGTTTTTCATTAGCATACTCGGTTATTTTATCAGTCTACAATTCCTGATCACGTGTGTTAGTGGGAAGCAGTGGCAGGAAAATTGGGAGAGACACATTGATATACTTGAATCTTATTTCTCAGGAAATCTTTATAAGCTAAACCTAGTCAAAGGTAAAATACGATACTCAATATCACTATCAAATGAAATTATCGTAGCAGCTATAACTTTTGTGTGGATTATTATTAGTATATATAGCATGCTCGATATACCTACCGTCATAATGTGGATAGTAATAGCCTTTTTAGCTATTATAACTGCCGCTTACTTATGGATGTCTCTAAAGAGATCCAAAAATACAGATATAGATATAACTTTTAATATTAGGACTGTAAAATCTGCTAATATTATCGGTAAAAGTAATCGTTATCTAGAGCAAAACAGTACAAAATGGGCAAACAGAATTATTATTGGACTAGTTATAGTACTACTCACTCTTGTAGCACTACTATTGTTCAGTACTCTCTTTTACAAATCTGATACAGGTAAACAGATGGAACTAGGTTCATTAACAGATTGGATAAGCTCTTTAAGTACTGCCGGTACTTTATTAGTAGCCTATATTGCATATCGTAAAGCTCCTGAATGGCTCAAAGAAAGAAAAAAACAATCAGGTTACGATTATGCATTGAAAATAATAAATGACTCGATAATCATCATTGATAAACTTAAAACTACATCTGCAATTGACTTATTCAAAAGCAATTCTACTCCTGATAAAATTAATAAGGCTTCAGACATAATGAAAATCGGTTTTGAAATAGAACTGCTGAATGATAGACTAAAAGACCACAGCCGATATGATATAAAATTGAGAGATAGTAATGAACTTACCTCCTGTTATTCAAGACTTATGCTTTACTGTGGACGTCTATCAAAACATTATTTAAGCCTGGCTGCTAACTTAAATACAGAAGAAGAGCCAAAGAATATGAACAAAGAGCTTGATGATATAAGAAACGTTTTTAGAAAGAAAATTGATGATATTTTTATATTCAACTAATGTCCAAGAACTGATTCACCACCTGTTACTATATGGAAGTTCGTTAGATGAAACATTTGAATAAATTTATTATTGGACTTGTTATAGTACTGCTCACTCTTGTAGTACTGCTATTGATCAGTACTCTCTACTACAGCACGGATAAGAAAATGGAACTAGGTTCATTAACAGATTGGATTAGTGCGGGTGCAAACATCTGTATGGCTGGGGCTGCTCTTTATGCCGGGGCTAAGGCTATTAACTTCTTTAAAGCACAAGCAATTAATCACGCTCAAAACCTTTTGGCTAGATTTAATGATGTGAAAGTTGATATTGAAGTGTTCAATTTTGATTTATTAAAAGAAACAACATACAAGGTGGAACATCTTTATAATGCAAACGAAAACACCAATCAAAAAATTAATATTTCCAGTGTGGAATTGAATAATTTAGATAATAGATTGAGAGATCTACGTAAAAAATCAATGGATTTTCTCACTTTGCTTAATAGTACTAAACGCTTTGGTTATACAATGAAAGAAGAATACAAGGAAACACTTAAAACGAAAATAAGTGCTTATAGCAATGCTGCGGTTGTCCACTTAACTTACTACAAAAAAGATTCTAATGTTATTGCAGCATCGATTTTATTAAATGAATTAAAAAATCTTAACGAAGACCAAAGCGTAAAGTTGAATGAATTAAAAAACACTCTTCATGCGACTTATTTGCTATTTGATGATAACATTGAGAATATATTCACATTTAATTAATTTTTTGTCCCTTGTATTAGATATTATGCAAGGGACAAGATCATATATGGTTAGTCCTTCTTACATCTTAAATCAGTACTAACCTGCCCATCAGGACTATTATATAAGCTTCCGTAGTACCAACCATCATCATTTAGTTCATTGATGATTATTATTTCAAAGTATGGAACATGATTTATGTCTGTCATATAACGGTAAGAACCATATGGTACAGGTGGTGCTTCTTTTGATATCCTAGTGTAAAAATCTGCGTCAGTTTTAAAAATCGACCGGCGAATGTCTTCGCACGTGAAGTTGGGAATGTTGATTGCCTGTGCTGCTGGGGATAGCATAGCCAGTACTAGTAATATTTTTCTCATTGTTCAGTTACCTATGCAAGCATCTTTTGTAGTACTTTATCATATCGCGATTAAGTCCTTCCACCATCAGTACTGCCCGGCGGCCATTGGACTTCCCTACTTACGAACGGGACGCCGACTTGTCCTTCTACTAACTGGGTTTTCAGTAGTTACTTTGAGTAGTTTTATCTAAGGGCTTTAACAGCCCGATCCCTAAACAAACGAAGTGCGTTAGCTACTAACAAGGCAGTTATTTTGAGTTAGTTAGTACTTTCATGTCGGCGAAGCAAGACTAAAAAAACTCCGCGTTATTTTTCGACTGAAAGGAGGAAAAAACGCAAGTTTAATCCCTATTATTTTTTTCTTAGTTAAAGCGAGGTACGAGCTTTGACTAAGACAAGTTTACTTGGCGATTCTTTATTATAAAATTCGAATGAAGAATAATATTAATATAAGGTCGCAAGATGCGAAGCAACACTACATATTGTGCGTAAACCATTGATATATCTACTATATTTTGTGTCATCATGCGAAGCAAAAACACCATCTTGCGAAGTAAACACCCATCTTGCGAAGTAGGTGGTCGCAACATCAAGTAAATCACTTCGCATCATCAATCAGTTTTTGAAGTAATTCAATCATTTCTTGAGCAGATCCACCATCATTGTATAGTTTGTCGAGTTGATACTTTTGTACTGTTGTTGGGTAGTAATGACCATCCTTTGAATTTTTGAACAGTTTAATGCCTCTAGAATGGGCATCAGTCATTGCCGCCGATAGCTGCTTGGTAATAGTGAGAAACTTACGAACTGTGTTTTCTGTCGGTGGAGAATCACCACTAGTTTTCCCGTAGTAGTGCTGAAGCCAGTACTTAACTCTGTCCCTACTAATTTCAGTACAATTAAATAATACGTAGTATACTTTCTCTTTTGGATATCCTTTATCACCAGCACATTTACCGATAATATCAATAACGATTGCTTTACCCTCAGTAGTGAGATCCGAGTACTTAGAATTATTACCAGCAATACTAATAAATTTTGAGTTATCTGTTTTTTGTTGTTTTCCAGCCATTATAAATACCTTAGTTAGTTAGATAAGCCCCGTGCGGAGGGGCTTTCTTTTTTATTGTGTTTCAATGTTGTTGTCATAATCAGATTGGATATTATCCCTGATTTCGATCAGACGTTGAATCACTCGCCCATCCAGCCGTTGATCAAATGCAAACTCGCGTAAAACATTATCGATTTCTTGAATCTTCCACTGTTGCCACTGCCTGTGTGCATCTATTGCAGTTTTGAAGTTCTTATATTTTTGAATTCCATTAACTTTACACGTTGCTCGATAGTACTTTATTTGATGAATACTGACACCCTTCGGCAATCCATTAGTACTTCTATCGTTCATAAGATTATTAATCTTGGTTGGAATCCAAACGCATTTATCCGGGTGATATTGCTTATTACCTGCAACTAACCAGTCCTTATCGATGCACCAGCCCTCAATATGAGTCTCTAGCCACCAGCTAGCGAATTTACTATAGGTCAACCATTCAATGCAGACAGTCGCCCTTTTTCCAACTGTCTCCGCTTTTAGACGATTCTCCCACGCTTGCTTGCATTTCTCTCTAATTTCAGGTGTTAAGCCCATCTGTTGTTGTTTTTTAATATCGTTTGCTAAGTCATTAATACCAATCTCAGCTACTAGTTTTTTATTTCTCTTCATCCGTGAATCTCATTTATATTTGGATCGCAACGTCCGTGTGATCCCCCTTTACTGCCTACTTACTACTTCTTGTCACCTCCTAGAATAATGTATTGATTAATAATATGTTGTATTGCAGCAGCCCTTGTTTTAACGATTCCAGTACTGATAAGTTTATCAAGTCCTTCAACTTGTAATGGTGTTAATCGCACAGTTACTTGTTCTGTTTTGTTGATTTTCATGAATTCATTTTTCCTTGTTTTAAGTGTAAAAAAATCCCCCACTGTCACTGCGGGGTGATTTGTTTCTTGGATATTATATTGAATGAAATACATTACCTAATGCAATTCCAAGCTTTTCATTATGGAATACAAATGCAATTGTATTTTCATCATTGTTATTTATTATTTTCACATCATAAAGCGTGAATAATGACGGCCAATATACACTATTGAATTGTTCAATGTCTGAGGTCAGTTCTAAACCGTTGTCTTGCAAGAATCGTATCAACTCATTTACCAGTACTAGATGTTCTGGTAGATCTGGGAATAGTACTTTGACCAATCCACATGCAGTAATTAGATTAAGCTTCTTCATGTTCACGTTCACCTCGCAATGCCCATATAACGAGAATGAACCAGATTATGACTATTGGATGTGCAAGTGTCAGTACTGCCATTGCAAGTCCAGTACTGAAAATGATTGTGTCTTTTAGAAGTTGTTTCATGTGGGTGTCCCTAAGTAAGTTATCACTGCCTTTATTTAGTGAATAACTCCCAGAACACCTATATTATACCACATAATATCTCGTCGTTTCACCGATAGACGAAAAAAAACCTCCCCACTATTATAGCAGGAATTATTTACTCTCTCATTTTTATTAACCGTCTTGTTGCAACACCGTATTAAGATGAAGATTCAAGAACTCTTTGGCTTCAGAGTCCACGAAATCAACAACATTCATTAGCAACAAGTAATCATTCAATATGACTTCGCTTATATTACAATCCAGTGAGAATACACCACATTCATCCTTAATGATTTTAACACTACAGCTTTCATATGTAGTACTCTCGCCATTCCTTCTTATAACAACATCACCAGTCACATCACCCTTTTTGTCGGCTACAAGTACATGCTTTACTACATCGTTAACGTAAATCATCTCGATCAAGCTAAACGATAGATCTTTTGTGTGATAAACCTTAATCTTGTTCAACAAGCTAGATATCGTTCTTTCCAGTCTTGTTCTCAATGCTATCTGTGTTATATCAAACAATTCAGTACTTACCGCAAACTCACTTAAATCAATCTTTGATAATGAAAGTTGTTCTAATTCTTTCTTTAACAGTTCAAGCTCATCTTCAGAGTTTTGCAATTCTGTTAACATATCAAAACTTGGTTTCTTCCCACGCTCACGTAATTGCGTGATACCGGCTTTATACTCTTCGATATGTGACATTAACGATTTTATACGTTCCTTAGTTATAACTTCCTGACTGTCATTACTTTCGTACACCTTCCCTAAATCCATATTGCGAATATGATTAACTACAATCTTCTCTAATGCATCATATCGTATTGGCTTAGAGTAACATCCGCCTTTCTCAATGGTTTTCAAGCATCCAACATAACGATATGCACCTGCTGAACGTACAGTTAAAGCACCGCCACAAATCGAACATTTTAAAAGGCCATTTAGAATGGTAACTTTTCGATCATTACATACACGCTTATTCTTCGAACCATCGTCCAACCGGTTAAGTACTAATGCGAACTCTTCATCTGTAACGATTTTTGGGTACAACCCTTTGATAACATGTTCAACTGAGGTTGATGTGCCTTTTTCGTAGTCTCGTTCTAGGCTATGTGATATGAAATCACCATTACAGCGAGGATTTCGTAGCAACGCACAAATCTTTGGTGTAGACCATCTTTTGTTACGTATGACTTTTCCGGCCTCATTCATTTTCTTGGCTATGGTAAATGAGCCGTATCCTTGCAAGTACAGATCAAAAATCTCTCGTACAATCGAAGCGTCGGCATTAGCAACGTACTTATCATCCAGAACATCAATCCAGAATGGAGTGTTCTTTATCATGTACTGCCCAGACTCTTCCGCCTTCCTCCTACGGCTGTTCCATGCAGCCTTTATACGCTTAGATTTCAGCGTTGACTCTTCATGAGCACGATTTGCGATAATCGATGCGATCGTACTCGACCAAGGGTTACTCGTGCCAATGACTAGATTTTGTTCAACATCAATGATATCTATGCTGTGTTCTGCAAGTTGTGCAATGTATCCAGCAACGCGAAACGGATTCTCGCGACTAAAGCGGTCAAGGCTTTCTACGATCAGTACTGAGCCGTCGATCTCCCCTGACTCGACACGGCGAAACAGTTGACCAAGAGCAGCCGTATCGCCCATATTTGATCCTTTCCATCCGGAAACACCTGAATCAACGAGAATTTCACAATCATCGACGGAAAGGTTCAATCTCAAGGCATTCTGTAACAAATATTGTTTTAGCTTATCTTCCTGTCGCCCTAATCCATCGCCTGAGATCTGCACATCGCTACTTACACGGCTGTATAGGAAGCATTTCCTCAT